GGCGGAAAAGCGGCAGGACAGGGCAACACGCGAGGCAATGAAGCGCCTGCCCGACCTTAAGCGCGAGGCGCAGACGGCTTTTAACGCATGGATACGGCTGCGCGATGCTGGACAACCCTGCGCCGTTCCTCTCGCTGCTTGTCCCTGCTGTGGTGCGTTGCGCAAAGGCTTTGCCAGTTGGCCGAATTCCAGAACAGCGACTGGTTGCCCTCATGGGGAACGATGTGATCGACCACCGTTGCCGCTTTAGTCTTACCCTCTGCATCGCACATGACGCACAAGGGATGCAGCCTGAGATAGCCCTCGCGGGCCTGCTGCCACTTGTAGCCGTAGCCGCGCTCCGTGCTTGTCTTGCCCGCTCTCCAGCCGCTGCCTGATATTTCCTTTGGCTGCGTGGGCAGGCGGTGCGCCAGCTTGTTCAGGCGCGGTTTGAGCGTTTGCAACCTCATGGCGCCGTCCTTGTGGTCCGACTCACCCCCAAGCATCGCCGGGAGGGCAGCGTGTGTAGCTTGGGGGTGTTCGGTGGCGCTGGTTTTCCCACCAGTGCTGGGGCCAGTCACAGGCCACCAGAGCCAGCGGTTGGGAATGCTGGAGGTGTGCCGCGCGGGCTGGGTTTGGGAATTTGGAGCCAGCGGGAGGATTCGAACCTCCGAAGTGCCCAGCATTGCCTCGCGTCGGCGCTGACCACCTTTTGAGCGCGTCACCCTTCGACCGGCCTTTCGGCACTCTCAGGCACGCTGACATAGGGAATTTGGAGACGAGTTGGCCCATCAAGGGCCGACCCCGGATTGCACGGGCGTCAAGTGTTCGGCAGTGTGGCGCTCATAACGCGGTAACCCGGCGCGCGGGTTGGGCGCGATTTTGGGTATTTATTGGCCTTGTGTCAAGGCAATTCCACCTCTTCCCCAAACTTGCTGGCTACATAGGCGCGCATGGCGGCGACGAGTGGAGTCGGCCCGTTAAGCGCCCATTCGCCACCGTGTGCATGCCATGATCCTTCAACCAATGACATCCGCTCCCTCTCAATGATTGGGCCTCCCTGCTCCCACTCCGACGAGTAAAGTGGAACCCTTCTTTCAACCAGATAACGTTTGCCGGGTACTTTGTAAAGCGCAGTTCTTACCCATTGCCCAGAGCTATGCTGCGGTGTGCAAACAAGATATTGGGCAGCCCTTCGGCCATAGCCACCGCCGCATCCAGCAGCGGGCCTTCCAGTTCGCTTGTCTTGTATTTCATGCTCTGCGCCTTTCCAGAAGCTCTTTCAGTTCGGCCAGCGGCATGCGCGAATAGTCGGACGCATGGTAGGCCAGCAGATGGGCCACGGTTTCAGCCTTGCGCTGGTCTGGCGGTGGCTGACTGGATGCCAACGGGACATGCCACACCATCATGGGCTCCCCGTTGATGTAAACGCTTCCAGAAGAAAGATTCACGCCAATAGAGCAGATGTCGTCGTTCTTGTGCTTGATCATGGCCTGATTTTCCCCCGATTCATGCTTGCCCGCGCCACAGCCGCAACGGCCGCGTTTACCTCGGGCTTCTGTTCAGCCTCCACCGGCCCGCGCAGGCGGTCGCTCATGGGTACGATGGCCGTCAGGTCGTGGCGCACGTTCTTGCGCTGGGCCTTGTGCTTGCCCGCGCAGGACTTCAGCCAGCTCATTACCCGGTCGCCGCCAAGGGCCAGGGCGTATTCCCCGGTCCCGTTGCAGGCCACGCACTGCTTGCCAAGCCCCGGCGCGTCCGGGAGTTTCATCTTTCCCAGCCCATCGCACACCGGGCAGGCCGGGGCAAGGTAGCGGTACAGCGTCGGGCTCAGCAGGTCCGGGTCCACGTTGCGGCGCCCGGCCCATTCGCCCATGATGTCCAGCGCGGCGGTGCGGCTGGGCAGGCTCATGTAAGCCTCGCGCATGCCGCGGGCACGGCCTGCAATCCCGATGGCCCGCGCCTTTTTCATGTCCAGCTTGCCCTTGGCGTTCAGCCTGGGCAGCAGTTCGGCCAGCGCCACGATGTCAGCATCCCCTAACTTTGGGGGCTTGTCGGCCGCAGCCCACTCGCCGGCCAGGTGGATCAGGATGGCGCCCATGCGGTTGCCCACCAGCCCGGCTTCAATCAGGAAATCCACCGCCGTGACCTTGTTGCTGTCCACGGTCAGGTCGCTGGCGTTGGTGGCCATGATGTACTGCTCGTCAAGGCCGGGGCGGTTTTCTTCGGTGTTCAGCATTGCGGTCCTTTCAGTGCTTTGATGCGTCGGTATTCCTGCTTTACCCTGCGCTCGATTTCGTCCGCTGCCTCGCGTCCGCGCGCCTTCAGAAACTGGTCATAGGCCGTCTGCCACTGCTCAAAGGGGCCGCTGGCGAAGGCGCGTATCTCGCAATCCGGGCATCCGTTGCGGTAGCCGTGCCAGTTCCAGGTGCGCGCGGCCTGGGTGCAGTCGGGGCAGTTCATGCGTACACCTTCAGGCTGGGATGGGCTGAACGGATGCGGTTGGCGGTCTTGGCGATGGCCTGCTCGTACTGGCTGCGGCTGATGCTGGAGCGCTGGAGGTCGTGATAGGCAAAGGCATCGCGCACGGCGTTCAGTTCGGGGCCTTTGAACAGCAGCGGGCGTCCGTCCTTGTAGCGGGATTGAGCCTCTCCCAGGGCGATCTGCGCCAGCATGCAGGACGGCAAAGCCTCGGGGCCGATTCCATCCCGCGCCATGGTTTCGCAGATGTTCAGCATGTCGGCCAGCGCGCGCCAGTCCTCACGGGTCGCGTGGCCCTTGGCGAAGGCTTCGATGGCTGACAGCTCCAGCATGCGCAGCTTGTCCAGGCTTGCGGTGTCGGTAATCGCGGCGCCGGCAATGGCGTGGGCGATGGGGTCGATCAGGGCCCAGACCTTGCGGCGGCACTTTTTGCGGCTCATGCTTCGCTCCATTCCGGCACGCCCTTGGGCCAAAGCCCGCGCGCGCGCAGTGTTTCTCGTGTCTTGGCGGCCAGGCGGGCGTCTTCTGCCCTGCGCTCGGCCTTTGGCAAGGTTCCGCTGGTGCCCACAAAGTGGTGACAGCCCGGCGTGCCGTCGTGGGGGCCGCACCCGGCCCAGCCCTTGCGGTCGTCGGTCTTGATGCCGGCGCCCTTGCCCTCGTCGGTGTGGCAAAACTGGCTGCGCGGCGGATAGCCGCAGCGCATGCACTCCAGCCCGCGCACGGCGCGCCGGTAGGCTTCGCTGGTCAGCACGTCCTCTTTCGGCGCAGGCGCGGCCGTGGTTCCGGAATAGGTGCCGCTGTGCAGCCCGCGGGTTGGGGTGGCCAGCGCCTTGAGGTTGCGCCGGCGCTGCTTCACGCGCTGGGCGCGGCGCTGCTTGAGGGTGGGGCGGCCAAAGGTCATGCGGGTTTTCCCTCGTGAAAATACGGGTCTTCGAATTGCGTGGTGGGAAGGGGCCCATAAAACGGATTTAATGGTGGAATCACTTCAGCAACTCCCGCCATGCAGCAGCCACCACACCTGGAACTTGTCCATTTCCAAGGGCTTTAAGTCGGTCCACCCTGTGGGCCACCCCATGAGCCACTCGACCCACGGAGGGTTCAGTTGCCCATGCGGGATGTGCCGCCCCTCGGCTTTTTCTTCTCGGGCCACCGCAAAGCTCAAAGAGTCTTGTTTCGCTATTCCGTTCCATTTAAGTGCGGTCTCCATGGTGCAGCTCGCATCTCGCGGGCTGTGTGTTGGCGTAGGCCAGAATCCAGATTCGCTCTCGCTTATGGTTGGCGCCGATGGAATGCGCTCCCAGCACTCCCCATTCCGCATCGAACCCCAGCGCGGCCAAATCTCCAAGGACCGTTCCAAGTCCTCGAATAGTGAGCATTGGGGAGTTCTCCACGAACACGACTCGGGGTCGAACCTCGCCAACAATCCGAGCCATCTCCTTCCAGAGCCCTGATCGCTCGCCGACAAGTCCAGCGCCCTTTCCGGCCGAGCTGATGTCTTGACACGGGAAGCCGCCAGAAACGACATCAACAATGCCTCTCCATGGCGTCCCGTCAAAGGTGCGAACGTCATCCCAGATGGGGAACGGTTGAAGAACTCGGTCGTTCTGTCGCTGGCACAAAAGCCCAACAGCGAATGGCTGCCATTCGACGGCGCAGACGGTTCGCCATCCAAGCAACTTGCCGCCGAGAATTCCTCCACCAGCGCCCGCGAAAAGTGCCAGCTCATTCACAGCCCCTCCTTGACGATGCACGCAACTCGCGTATAATTCAATTCATGGATACGACGTATCCGCCGCGCCTCGGGAACAGGGGCTAAGGAATCAAAATGGCAACCTCTTACGAAATCGGCTACTCCCACGGCAACCGCGCTGGCGGCACGAACAACCACAAGCCGGGCGCGCTGAATCTGGAGCAATACAACGCCGGTTTTCAGGCCGGTATGAGCGCCTATCACGCCGCCACGGCCCTGCAGCGCGCTCAAGACGCATGGATGAATCAGCCGAAGGCCACGCGCGGCCCGCGTCCCACTGCCGTCTAACATGGCATCCCACCCCAATCGCGGCAGGCCCTCCGGGGCCTCAAATCCAGCGCCAGAGGCCGTAAAAGCCGCCCGGCTGGCCGTAGGCCACACGCAGACTGCTGCGGCCGGCACGATCCACGGCACGCTGCGCGCGTGGCAGGACTGGGAATCCGGCGAACGGCGCATGCCGCCCGCAGCCTTCGACCTGTACCGGCTCATGACGGGGCAGCATCCCGAATTCGTGGTCATTCCGCGGTAGGTCACTTCGCCCTCGCCTTCTTCGCGGCGCGCTTCTTGGGCACATGCTTTGCGGCCTTCGCCTCGGCCTTGGCCAGGGCAGCCCGTGCAGGTGGTGCTGGTGCTGCTGGTTCCGGTTTTTTCTTGTCGGCGGCGCGAAGTCCTGCCCAGGCAGCGTTCAGGATGGGGCTTCGGCTTTTGCCGGTCACGGTGGCCATGGTCATGCTCCTGTTTTCTCGTTGTAAAAGTCCACTGCCTCAATGTTTTGCAGATGGATGAATACGGTGGACAATCCGCCACCCTCGAACACCTCGCGCTGGCCGGGAGTCATCCCGATGACGGTGGCAACGCTGGGCACGGCGGGCTCGCCTGTGCAGGGGAAGTCGTCAAGCTCGCTCATGCTTTCTCCATTTCCGGGATGACCACGCCCAGGCGCGTGACTGCTTGTGTTTCAACCCACCAGACGAACTGCAGGTAAACGTCATCCGGCAGTTTTTCGGTGCTGCCATTGACCGGGTAGCCGGCTTTGAATGCGCGCTTCCACTGGTCGGCGGTCCAGTGCTCTTTCCCGCCATCGGGCTTGTCCACCTCCACCTGGTCAGCAATCAGCCCCAGGATCATGTGGAGCTTTCCTCTCAAGGCTTCGCGTTGGGTGCGGTCACGCTTCATGCGGCCAGCCTTTCCCGTGCAGCAGCAAACCCGCGGCGCACTGCTTGGCGCGCATCCTCTGCAAAAAGGTCCGGCGTGAGCTCATCCCGCTTTACCGTCCGGCGATCAACCGCAGGCGCGCGCTTGGGCTTGCTGCCCAGGACATACCGTTCGCAGGTTGGGCCAAGGCCGGTGGCAGTCGGGGCCTTCAAGGTGCGGCCACAGCGGTTGCAGTGGGTCATGCGCTGTACTCCGGTTGCTCGCACAGCCCCAGGCTGGAAGCGCAGCCGTTGGTTTCCTCGGCGTCGTTCAGCAGGTTGTATTGCTGGCCGCCTCGGGTGGTCTTCGCCCACTGGATGCGGGCCCAGATGTTCAGGTCGGCAAAAACCTCCCGCCTGTCTTTGGCGTCATGGCCGTCGGCGAAGAAAGTGCTGAAGCCGCGCTTAGATGCCGCCCCCACCAGCGGCTCCCACTCGCCGATTCGGGTCATGTGCGCAGGGAACCGTGCAGCCATCTGGCGCAGCTCGTCCTTACCTGCGTTGATGCAGGGAAAGCAGCCCACCCGGCCCATACCCATGCTGTACAGGGGATTGCTGGTGATCTCGTTCAGCGTGGCGAACTGCACTGCCTCCAGCGCCGTCCATTCCACTATGGGCCGATAGATGTACAGGCGCGGCGCGACACGCTCGAATTTCTTGGCGTCCTTGCGGTTGTGGCTTTCGTCGCGGCGGATGCCCTGCCAACTCACAACGGTGTGACCCTGGTCCATCAGTTCCATCTGGAACTCGACGGCCATGTTGCGCTTCAGTTCCTCGGTGCAGAACTGCGCCTTGCGGCTGGGGAATCGGCCTTTCCACAGGCACAGGTCCAAGAACACATTGCCGGTCGGGTAAAGCACGGCCAGCGCGCGGCGCTTGGCCTTGTTGCTCCAGCGCACCCGGCGCCCACCGCCCACTTTTACCGTCTTCTGCACCGGCTTGCCCTTCTTGTTCAGCACGATCTGGCCGCGCCCGTCGCGCTTCGGCACAGGGGTCACGCCGTCAGCCTCGAACACCGGCCGGGTGTCATATTCGCGCCGGGTGCGCTGGTCGCGGGCGATGAACTTGCGCTTTGCCGCGATCTGCTCGGTGAAGTCAGCCTTCAGCCGCACGATCTTGATGCCCAGCCGCGCCTCCAGGTAGTCCAGATAGGCGTAGGTCAGCTCGTGCTCGTTGCCGGTGTCGCAGAAGATGGCGATGATGTTGCGCAGCCCAAACCGGGCGATGGCGATCAGCAGCGTGGCCAGGCTGTCCTTGCCACCGCTCACGCTGACGACGTGCATGATGCTCATGCGGGTACCCCAACAATCTCACCAGCCGCCAGCACCTTCTTGCCGGTGCGGATGCTCCAAAGCCGCTCAATGCTTGCGCCGGGCGATGCTTCCCAGCCGGGCAGCATGACAATGCCGTCGCATTCGGTCAGCTCACGCAAGTCGCGGAACATGCAATCCGTCCAGGGTGTTGTCGGGTCCGGGTTCACCTCTGCCGGGTTGACTACCTCATACCCCAGCGCGCGAAGGCGGGCGGCTTCGGCGTGGAAGGCGGGGAAATTGAGGGCAGGCATGTTGGTCATAGGGCCGGCGATGTAGATGCGCTTCACAGCTTCACCGCCTTGCTGATACCGTCAGCAGCACGACAAAGCGCACCGCCGATGTAGGCCAAGAACAGGCCAGCGAAACACAGCGGCAGGGCCACAAGCTGGCATAGGATGCGTAGAAGGGTCATTGGGCGCCCACCTCATCAATCCGCACAGCCACTCCCGGCTGCATCGAATACCGCTTTTTCAGCGTCAGGTCCACCACCTGAACATCGTCTTTCCAGACCACGCCGTTGATGGCGTCACACAAAATTTTTGCCACGTTGTCAGCATCGGGCTTCACGGCAGGCAAGATCAGCCCAGCCTCAGCCGCACGCTGCTTTTTCATTGACCAGCTCGCCGGGATGGCAAAGTCCACGCGCATCTGCAGGTTCACCGGGCCGGTCAGCAGTGGGCGGCCGGCCATCGCCTGGGCGGCGAACAGGGCAACGGTGCTTTCGTAGCTGACCGTCTTGGCCGGCGTAAACATGCGGGCATGACCGCCAGGACCGCGGCCGACGCGAGCGCGACCCTTGCCCTGCGGCTCGCCTGGGACTTCGAAGCGAACGAAGCTCACCTCCCACCCCCATACGCCGCCTCGATCGCCGACCCCGTGCGCATGTAGCTGCCCGGCTGCATGGCGCTGAAGAACGGCTCCGGGTTGTGGACCGTGAACCGATGGTCTGCGCCGGACGGGCAAATGGTGCGAACGGGCTCGCCAGCAACGCGCGTCGTCACCGGCCGCATGGCGACAGAGGCAGGCAATGAACGGCGCAGCCCCATAGAAAAATCGAACCCGCCATCCTGGGCAATCTTGCGGGCGTTTTCTGCGTACTCCGGCAGGAACCACAGCTTGCGCCGGCCGACGTTGACGGCAACGACCCGCTTGCTTTCCTGCAGTTCGGCCATTCTCGTTGCGACTCGACTCGGGTCGCGCTCAACAAACGCCGCAAGCTCGCGCGAGAACTTGCCGGATGGGGCTGTGCGAAGAAGCTCGATCAGTTGCGACTTGATGCAGCCCGTATTGAGTGCGGCCATCAGAAGACCTCCAGTGCACCACCACGCAGTGCGGGCGGCAGTTGTTCGTCGCGCACCGGGTGCGCCCATGCTTTCGCCCACAGCAGCGCCGCGGGGTCGATCTTTCGGCCGGCGTTGCGGTCGGCCAGCACGCGCAGGGCTTGCTGGCGGAATAGGGCGCGCTGGGCGGGGGTCAGCGGTTTCGGGTCACATGACATCGTTCGTCTCGGTCATGAAGTCGTACGGCTGGACGGCCGTCAGCGGGCTGTCAGTGAATCGCAGACTGGTGTCGTCGAAGAACAGCCCGAACTTGCCCTCGACCTCGCCATTGCGCTGCTTGTCGATAGCCAGGATCGCGTCCCAGCGGTTGAGCAGATCGGCCTCTGTCGGTGAGCCGGTCAGGTGCGCGGCGGTCTGCTTCGCGCGCTTGGCTTTGTCCTGCCACACCAGGATGACGTTCGAGCACTGATCGCTGATCGCAGCGCTGCCGCGGATGTCGTACTTCGTCGGCGGCTTGTCCTCGCCCATGCCTGCGGGCTTCTTGCAGTGCGCCACCAGGTGCACGTGCAGGTCCGTCTCCTTGGCGATGTCGCACAGGTCGCCGACCATGCGCTTCTGCTCGTCAAGGCTTTCTTCGGACTGCACGACCTTCATCAGACTGTCGATCACCACGTGCCGGCCGTGCAGTTCCTTGGCGAAGTAGCGGCAGACCGCGATCGCCCGGTCAGGCAGCAGCCGGCCTTCGTGGTCGAACAGCCAGAGCCGGTCGTCGGTCCAGCGCATGAACTGCCGACGCTCGTCGACCGTCGGGACAGCGCGCGCCGCAGCCTGCCGACAGATGCGAGCCAGCGTCTTGCGTGGCTTCATCTCCAGGCTGACGATCAGCGTGCGCTCGCGCTGCACGCACAGGTCGAGCGCCACCTGCCCGGTGAACATCGACTTGCGGTGCCCGTTGAAGCCGGCCCAGCAGGTTACCTCTCCGGGCCGGAACTCGATCGCGTCGCGCAGCTTGGTC